GTTTGACGAGATTGATGCTGGTAACTCTAACACGCTGATGTGTTTGCAGCCTATCCTTGAAGGTAAGCCATTCTACTTCAAGTTGAAGAACGAACTTATCTATCCAGCTGAAGGTTTCAACATCTTTGCTACTGCAAACACTAAAGGTAAAGGTTCAGACGATGGTCGTTACATCGGTACCAACGTATTGAACGAAGCGTTCCTCGAGCGTTTCGCTGTTACCTTTAACCAAGAATACCCAGCACCTTCTGTTGAGTTGAAGATTATCATTAATCTTATGAAACAGTATGAGTGTGTTGATGAGAAGTTCGCTGACACACTTATCAAGTGGGCTGACGCTATCCGTCGCACCTTTGATGCAGGTGGTGTTGACGAAACAATTACTACTCGCCGATTGACTCACATCATTCGTGCCTTTGCAATCTTCAAGAACCAAAAGAAATCAGTTGAGTTGTGTACCAACCGATTTGACGATGCTACTCGTCTGGCTTTTGTTGACTTGTTCGATAAAGTTTCTTCAGAAGATGATGTTGTCCCTGCTGCAGTTGCACCCGATGCACCTAAAGCAGAAGACATTCCTTTCTGATGCTTTGGTCGGGGTGGTACTGCCATCGCTACCTCGACTCTTTTTATTGATGGTTTTCATGGAGATATTATGTCTAAACAAGCTAAATTGCTTTCCCACCTACAGACTGGTGCAGAACTAACTGCAAAACAGATCTCGGGTATCTTTGGTTTGAAGAATCCAGGTCGTGCAGTTCACTCACTTCGCACGCAAGGTTTCTGTGTATACAGCAATCCAACCACTCTGTCCTCAGGTGAGAAGGTTGTTAAGTATCGCATCGGTACACCAAGCAAGCGCATCGTTGCGTTGGCTAATGCTATCGGTGGCGCTGACATGTTCAGAGCACGTAAGTAAGTAGTTCGTTTCTGGGTATTCTCTGAGTACCCAGAGCCGAGATTATTTTGGAGGTGACATGAAAGACGCAGTTAAAGACTCTCAGACCGCTACGACTGGTGGTAGAAAATTTGATGGCGGTAAACTAGAGTATGGTTTACTGCCTCCACTCGCATTAAAAGCAACCGTAGATATTTTAACTTTCGGTGCTCAAAAATATGAACGTGATAATTGGAAACATGTTCCAGATTCTAAGCGAAGATACTTTGACGCAATGCAAAGGCATCTTTGGGCATGGAAAGAGGGAGAACAAGATGATCCCGAAACTGGTAAGAACCATTTGGCACATGCAATGTGTTGCCTGATGTTCTTGTATGAACATGATGTAAAGTATTCGAAAGAATGATGCGCTTTACAAAATTGTTTAAATTATTTGACATACCCTTGTTTTTAGGGTATACTTGTTATACATATTGTTATGTACTTTGATTGGAGAAACCGTAAATGAAACTAAGTAAAGAAACTCTTGGATTGTTGAAAAACTATTCGTCCATTAACAGCCACCTGCTCTTTAAAGAGGGCAACAAACTTGCCACCATCTCTGCGCAGAAAAACGTAATGGCATCTGCCACCGTTGCAGAACACTTCGATAAAGACTTTGCCATCTACGATCTAGTAGAGTTCCTCGGTGCATTATCTTTGTTCGAAGATCCAGACTTAACCTTTAGCGATAAGTTTGTAAACATTAAGGATGGTAAGAATAGCATCAAGTATTATGCTGCTGATGCTTCTAACATCACTGCCCCACCAGCAAAACAAATCGTTCTTCCTTCTGAAGACGTAACCTTTCATCTGAGCGCAGCAACCTTCCAGTTGATTCAGCGTACAGCTTCTGTTCTACATTCTTCTGACGTATCTATCGTTGGTGATGGTTCTGATATGAAGATTGTTGTTGGTGATAAGAAGAATGCTTCTTCAAACTGCTACGAGTCTGTAGTTGGTTCCACTGACAAAACTTTCAAAGTAAACTTGAAGGTTGAAAACTTAAAGATGATTGCAGGCGATTATGACGTTGCTGTATCTTCAAAGAAAATCTCTCGCTTTAAAGCAACTGGCAATGGAGACTTGACTTACTACGTTGCTGTGGAAGCAGATACTTCTTTCGAATAATTTATTATTTTGAGGTTTATATTATGTCACACTTGAGGCGAGAGAATATATCAAGAGTGTGGAGAGAAGTGCCGAAAGATACTTTCTCTGCCACCTTGTTTGGCTACAATGCTAGGATTGTTAGTTGGTGTAAAAAGTGTAAAGTGTACAAGCCACTAACTGCTTTTTATCTTAAAGATGAAACAGAAAGAAAACACCCAAACGATGTTCGCACTAAATGTATTCCCTGTCATGATGAGCAAGTAGAGAGAGCAAGAGTTTTAAAGATTGTTGTTGCTCCCTCCAATTTAATTGAATTTTTTATTAATGATGAAAGTGATAATTATGGAACACTATTTGTGGGTAGAGAAGTATCGTCCACAGACGATTGATGAATGTGTATTACCAGAGGCGATGAAGAAAACCTTTAAAGGTTTCATTGCTTCTGGCGAACTGCCAACATTCTTATTTACTGGTACAGCTGGTGTAGGTAAGACCACTGTTGCCAAAGCACTCTGCAATGAAGTCGGTGCAGAGTTTATTATGATTAACGGTTCGGACGAAGGTCGTTCGATTGACGTTATTCGAACAACAATTAAAGCATTCGCTTCCACTATCTCTTTGACTGATGCTAAGAAAGTTATCATCGTTGATGAGGCAGACTATATGAATGCCGATTCGGTTCAACCTGCTCTACGTTCACTCATCGAAGAGTTCAGTAATAACTGCCGTTTCATCTTTACATGTAACTTTAAACATCGTATCATTGAACCACTCCACAGTCGTTGTGCTGTTGTGGACTTTAAGATCGATAACGCAGATAAACCTAAGATCGCTGCTACGTTCTTCAAACGTGCAACTGAAATCCTCAAAGCAGAGGGTGTCGAGTTTGATCAGAAGGTTGTTGCTGAGTTAGTGACCAAACACTTCCCTGACTATCGTCGTATCCTTGGCGAGCTTCAACGTTATTCTGTGTCAGGTAAAATTGACTCTGGTATTCTTTTAAACCTAAGTGACGAAACCTTCCGTGAGTTGGTTGAGTATCTCAAAGGTAAGAAGTATCCAGAAGTTCGTAAGTGGGTCGGTAAGAATGCAGACTTGGGTACTGCTCATATCTTCCGTGAGATGTATGATAAATCCACTGACGTAATCGATCAGAGTTCTATCCCTCAGATGGTTGTAACTCTTGCAGACTATCAATATAAAGCTGCATTCGTTGCTGACCAAGAACTAAATATCATGGCTGCTCTGACAGAGATCATGGTGCAATGTAAGTTCAAGTGAGGACGATATGGATTTTTCAGATTTTATTGGTTACTTTTTAGTTTTCATTCTTGGACTTGCAGTCGGCTGGATTCAGCGTGAACGTGTAGCTATGAATCGAGTAGAGACTCTACTTAGACATTTTGACGATATCCCACATGGCGAAGAAGTTGACGATGAACGAGATGATTACATTAGACTTAATGTTGAGAAACATAATGGTGTAATTTTTCTTTATAATGCTGAGACCCAAGAGTTTGTTGGACAAGGTAGTACCAAAGAAGAAATTAAAACTGCATTAAAACGTAAGTATCCAGAGGGCAGGTTTGCCGTAGAACAAGAAGGCATTGTTCATCTTGAAAGTTTATCATGAGAAGCCCATTTGAATACATAAAAGCTGTCACAGAAACAAAGGAGAATTTATTCAACAGTGACCCTTTGGCGACCAAGGAATATAATGCCTTTATCGTCAACAGAGGTCTTTCATACTACATGGATACAGTGATGTATGCCAATGAGATGAACCGTCTTCACCACATTCCAAAAGAATGGCAATTTCAGTTTTTGCTAAATAGTATTAGTCGGAAAAAGCGTTGGTCCAAGTGGAACGAAAAAGCCACTAAAGACAAACAGCTTACTCTGGTAAAGGAATACTTCGGCTATTCCAATGAAAAGGCGAAAGTTGCTATGTCTATTCTTAGCGATGAACAACTGAAACAAATAGAAGAAAAACTATATAAAGGTGGAAGACGATGACTGTTGAAATGATTTATTACGACTGGACTCCAGAGTCTATGTTGGAAGTGCTCTTACCAGAGCCAGATAATTTTCTAAAGGTTAGAGAAACTCTAACACGTATTGGTATCGCATCCCGCAAGGATAAGAAGCTATATCAATCATGCCATATCCTACACAAACAGGGGCGATACTTTATTGTCCACTTCAAAGAACTGTTTGCGTTAGATGGCAAAGAATCCAATATTACCGCAAACGATGTAGAACGTCGTAACACTATTGCTGGTCTTTTGCAAGATTGGGGATTGTTAAAGATCCTTCATAACGAACGAGCAGACCAAAAAGCATCCTTGTCCCAAATTAAAGTTGTTTCTCATAAAGAGAAAAACGAATGGGAGTTGGTGCCTAAATATAATATTGGTAAGAAGAAGTAATGAAAATCATTATATATAAATAATGATATCATTTAGAGGTTACCGCAAGTCGTTTTGCTAAGTAGTCAACTACCGCCTTGGTAGTGTTAACAGGAGACGATTATGTGGACTAAACCAGAAGCAACTGATATGCGTTTTGGATTTGAGATTACGATGTATATCGCAAATCGATAAGTCCCACTCGGGATGGGAAATAGGTCTCCCCTACCTTAGGAGCGTACTAAAACGGACAGACGATACTGTCGCTGGAGGAACGTAACCAGTACTTTACCGATACGCCTTCGGGGTATCATTTTTAAACTCGCTTAATAGGAGAATATGAAATGACTAAGTTCATTCCAGATAATATGTTGCACCCACAGTTCAAAGACTTCGACAAATTCTTTGTTGGATTCGATGATCAATTGAATCGCATGGCAAAGTTCCATGACGACTTCACCAAAAATATCCCCAACTATCCACCTTACAACATCAAGAAGACTGACGAGAACAAGTACGTCATCGAGATGGCTGTTGCTGGCTTTGCGAAGCATGAGATTGAGATCGAGTTTGCACAAGACAAACTGATTGTCAAAGGTAATGCAACCGAAGACCAAGAAGCTAAGGAATGGTTGTATCAGGGTATCGCTGCTCGCAATTTCACTCGCACGTTTGCATTGAACGACCATGTCGAAATCAATGGTGCTGAGTTAATGAATGGTATGTTGAAGATTGCACTCGAGCGCATCATCCCAGAATCTAAGAAACCAAAGAAAATTGATATCACTGATAATGGTTCTAAGGTGTCTAAGAAGCAAATGCTAACAGAGGAAGACTATGACAAAGCTGCTGAATCACTTTAAGAATGTCGTCCTTGGTATTGCTGAGGGTATCCAAGCATTCAAAGATTATAAGATAGGTAAAGTGAAATGAATAATTGGATCCCAATGACAGATGATGATGTCGATTGGTTAAACGGTAAACAACCCTTACCTATACCAACGAAATAAAAATAGGGGGAAGCGATTCCCCCTTCATCAATTTACTAAATAGATTGATGAAAGCAAATATCTTCAAACGTATGGTAACCTTCCAGTTAATTCGCAGAGGAAACTGGTTGATGAAGATATCTGTCCTAAACGATAAGAATGTGATGGTAGTTGCAAAGCACTATTTTAATTCTGACGTTGTTATCCGCTACTTCGCAAATTTCGAGGTAGCATCAAATTGGGTTGAGTGGCTTGTTGAACAGGAGAATATATGAGCACAGTAAGAACATTTAGATTGATCAACGGTGATGTATTGATTGCTGAGACCGATGATAATAGACCAGAAGATGATACTTCTATCTACGTAACAAATCCAGCTATCATCTTTTTAAAGAATACTAGCGATGGTAAGACTGATGGTGTGATGG